TCTCCAAAAATCTAAATTGGAATTCAATTGGATATTATATGACAAAAGTAATCAAGAAAAAAACTAAGAAGAAAGCCAAAAGAAAAACCAAAAATCAGTTTCAAAAAGGGCACACAAAATCTAAAGGCTATGGACGCCCACCAATGACAGATGCAGAAAAAGAATTGAGTTTGAAAACAAGAACTGAATTAAAAACTATGATCAATAAATATTTGGTTCAAAGTTTTGAAGATCTCAAAGAGCTTTCAAGAAGTGCTAAAGTTCCTGCAATCGATGCAATGTTAATTAGATCTTTAGTTAATGCAATTTCATCAGGTGATCAATCACAAATCAATTGGTTTTTAAATCATGCACTAGGAAAAGAAAGGGAAGTCACAAATCTGCATCTATCAGGTGGAACAACTAATGCAATCGATGTGAAGAATTTATCAAAAGAACAATTGCTTGCATTGAAAGAAATAGCTGAAGCAGGCAAAGGTAAAAATAATGTTTAAGGCAATTGATTTGGTAGGTACGTCTTTTGGATGTTGGAAAATAAAAAGGCTTGCAGAAAATAGGGTTTTAAATTGTGGTACAAATAGAACTTTCTTATTTATTGAGTGCCTTAATTGTGGGCATGAGTTTGAAAAACCCACAAGAGAGATCAGAAGGAAAAGGGTATTTCCAAAAAACTGTGCAAAGTGCCCACAACCAGAAAACAAAAAGAAAAGTTATTTTCCTAGCTCAATACATGGATTTAAAATATGAAAACATTAAGAGAAATTCAAGTTGAGTATTTTAAACTAGTTTTAGAGATGCATAGAGGCAATAGAATACAAACAGCGAAAACACTTGCTATATCTGAAAGAACAGTCAGAAACGAATTAGTAAAGCTGCGAGAGAGTGGATTTATAGAAATGGACTATAGCAAATTAGAACCAACTCCAAAAGAAAAATTTGAATATCTAAGACGTGCAAATAAATTATTCCCAACAAATGAAGAACGAATACATTACATGGACAATTTCCCAAACAGGTGTTCACGTGCCGAACACTAATAAATCAAATGTATTTCACCTTGATGATGTTGGAAGCATAGAAAGATTTTGCAAAAGAGATTTTAATTCTGCTAAGATTGTAATTTCTTGTTATGTTGATGATGAGCAAGATAAACTTTTTAGTTATATATCGCCCGACCTTGATGATGTAGAACTTTGTTATCTTATTTCAGAACTTGAGCGTAGAAGAAGGGAAATCTATCCGTGAGTAAACTTGATATACCTTCAGTTGAATCAATTGATTTTCAATTAAAAACTTTAGAGCTTGAAGAAGATTTCTTTGAGTTTGTTCTTTGGGTTTTTAAAGTAATTTATAAAAGACCATTCCTAACAAACTGGCATCACAGAACACTTGCACAAATTATGATGGATATTCATTCAGGTAAATTGCACCACACAATTATCACCATGCCCCCACGTTATACAAAGACTGAAGAAGTAGTAAAGTTATGGCCTGCTTGGTGCTTTGCTAAAAATAGTAAGTGCAACTTTCTACATCTTGCATATTCAGATGTTCTTGCAGCAGACAATTCAAGTGCTGTTAAATCAATTATTACATCAATAGAATTCCAACAGCGATGGCCTATAGAATTAAGAAAAGATACAACTGCAAAAAAGAAATGGAAAACAGAATCAGATGGTGAATTCTCAGCAACAGCAGCGGGTGGTGCAGTAACAGGGTTTGGTGCAGGGATTCTTGGATCTAAATCTTTTGCGGGTGCTTTAATTATTGATGATCCACTTAAACCTGATGAAGCAAAATCTGATCTAGCACGAAAAAATGTTAACGATAGATTTCCAGAAACTATTAAATCAAGATTGAACGATAGAACAACACCACTAATTTTAATTATGCAAAGATTGCATGAAGATGATCCTGTTGGTTTTCTTCTTGGTGGTGGAACAGAATTTATCTTTACACATATAAATCTTCCCGCATTGAATGAAGATGGCCCAAGTGAATATGATCCACGTGAAGTAGGTGAACCGTTATGGCCTGATAAACATACAGCAGAAGAACTTGAACTGATGCGCATATCTAATGCAATGACATTTGCAGGACAGTATCAACAAAGACCTGCACCAAAAGAAGGAAATATATTTAAGAAGTTTAAATATTATAAAGCACTTCCTGATGATTCTTATTTTAAAATTCATTCATGGGATATGACATTTAAAGCAAAGTCAAAAAGCAAGAAAGGTAAAGTTGATTTTGTTGTTGGAACAGAATGGGGAAAAAGAAGAAGTACAAAAGATATTTATCTTATGCCTGATATGGTTCGGGCAAGAATGGGTTACTCAGATACAGAGATTGCAGTAAAAGCTTTTATTGCAAGGCATCCTGATTTCAAAGCATTACTAATTGAAGATAAAGCAAATGGTTCAGCAATTATTGATAGGCTTAAAAAAGCAAAAGTAAAACGCATAAAAGAAATTGAACCAACAGGCGATAAAGAAGAACGTGCAGAAGCCGTTGCCCCATTATTTGATTCAGGTGATATTTATCTTCCACACAAATCAATTTGCCCATGGATTGAAGATTTCGTAAATGAAATGAAAGTATTTCCAAATGGGAAGCATGATGATCAGGTTGATTCTGCAACACAAGCAATTGAATATCTCGATAAGATGGGCAACGCAGGCACATTGAAAGATACAAATAAGCCTGCTGAGACTTACTCTAAGACATTTGAACGTAAAAAGAGGGATAGGAAGTCGCGCATCAAGGTAAAGACCTTTTAAAATCGATCCTTGAGGTTCAAAACACACCGTATATAGGATAGTGCATCATAACTGTCAGGAATTATGCAAGATACTACTTGTCAAGTATGTCTATAAATTTTACAATTTCCGTCATTCAAGTGATAATAGTTTAAACACTCCATGGGGAATTTCTAAATGGTTGATGAAACAGCTTTCAAAGAAAAAGATAATTCAGAAAATAAGAAGAAGCTTAATTTAAAAGCAGCAGGACGTTCGGGAACTTTTATTACTGGAAAAATGATTCAAGATGATTATCTTAATGAACTTCTAGGAATTCAAGGACAAGAACAATACGCAAAAATTCTATTATCTGATTCACAGATAAGAAAAGTTTTTCATGCTGTTTCTAATCCAATCAGATCTGCAAATTGGGATATTGAAGCAGGTGGTGAAGAAGCAAAAGATTTAGATGTTGCTGCTCTTATGAAGCAAATTATTTTCAATGATATTCCTGATGGATTCAAAGCAAAATTAAGTGAGATCCTTACTTTTCCGTGGCATGGTCACGCAGTATTAGAAATCATAAACAAGAACAGATTTCATAAAACATTTGGTGCATATACAGGGCTTGCAAATTTAGCTTTTAGAGATCAAAGAACTTTAGATGAGTGGGTTTTTACTTCAGCAGGTATTCTTGAAAAGGTTCATCAAAAGCAATCAGGGGATGTTCCTGTTGATGCTTATATGCCTGCTGATACTCTCCTAATTTTTTATAATGAGAAGAAGGGAAATGATAACGGATTCCCTTTTTGTCGTATGCTCTATGGAAATTACAAAAGAAAACTTTTATATAAAGAGCTTCAAGCAATTGGTATTGAACGTGCTGCCATTCCTGTTCCACATCTATCATTGCCTGAGGGTATTGATAGTGATTCAGAAGAATATGCAGATGCAGTTGAACAACTTGCTTTATTCACACAAGCTGAACAAGCTTATTTTGTTACGCCTGCGGGCTATGAACTAAAGTATACACAAAACGGAACATTCGATCCTGCAAAAGTTCAAGTTGCAATCAAAGCCGAGAATGAAGAAATATCAGGTTCAGTTGTTGCCATGTGGTTAGAAATGGGAATTGGTGGAAATAGTGCAGTTGGATCTTCAACAGGAATTTCAGCAGAAGCATTTAAAGACGGTATCGAATACATTGCAGATAATATTGCAGATGTATTTAATCTTCAATTAATTCCTGCTCTAATGGCGCAAAATTTTGGTGAAGATTACGTTGATGTTCTTCCTAAACTTGTACATTCTGGTATTGCTGATGAAGCAGGAAAAGAATTGATGGAAGTGGTTACAGGTTACACAAAAGCTCAAGTAATTACACCCGATGAACAACTTGAAGATCATGTTAGAAAAGTTCACAACCTTCCACCAAAAGCTGAAGGTAAAATGATCGATAATGGGGAAGGTAAGGATGATGAAGGCACTAAAGACAATGATCCTATTGATGATTCTAATATACCTGATGATGAAGATGAACTTGAGTTGTCCAACAAATCTAAATCAACTCCAAAAACATTAATTGATAAACAAGCACCAAAGATTTCTGATGATATTAGAAAAGCCTTGGAATTTTCTGCTGCAAAATATGTCAATGATGTAATGGCAAGGTATAAGCAGTTACCAGAATCAAAAAAACAAAAGGCAACTGATAAAGTTAAAATTGGTGGAATAAATAATCTAAGAAAAGATTTAAAAAGATCTTTAACTGAAACAGTTGTTCTTTCAATTGACATGGCCAGAAAAGAAATCCCAACAAAGAAAGATGTTGAACTAAATTCAACTGATAGAGATATGTTGAGAATGACAGAAAAGTTTGGTGATGTATCAGAAATAAGACTAAATGAGTTTTCAAAGCTTCCAACACACATACAAGTATTAATTGCAAAGCAATCAGATTTAATTAGTGCTGATTCACTTGAAGATTTAAAAAAGAGAATTGATTTTTCTTTTTCTGGTATTGAAACAAAATCATCTGATGAAA